TTTATTATTATTACATGATAAAAAGACGTCCATAGACGAATCGTATAAACCTATCGCATGGTTTGATGTAAAGCATGAGTGCGAAGGTCCAGGATTAATGAATGAAATAACACCCAATAAAATTTCATCACGTTCATGGGGAGGAAGTTCAATTAAATGGTGCATACTTAGTGCACGTAGAGAATGTGTAAAAATGTATAATGCATCGAATGCATCCCCAAAGGTTATGCCTTATTTTGCTATATTTAAGAATAGTGATGGAAAATTCCAATGGGCAATTTTCAATATTTCCGATAAAGATTTTAACGATAAATCTGATAAAACGGGTGACTATTCATCAATTGAAATGGAGAACGGCAATTTGGAAATGAATATAAGTTTTAAAGAACAGAAAGATAAACCTCTTACATTTACTGATATAAATAAGATCTATGTCCCTTCAAATTATACTATAAACTCCGGAACAGCGAGTTGTGTGAATAAGGTTAAAAAAACTGTAAGCAATTGTAATAAAATTAAAAGAAAGAAAAAAAGTGCTTGTAAAATTGCAAAGGCAGGTGCAATTACCGAAAACGAGAGAAATATTCAGTCTTCACTGCTTGATGATGTTAACGCGAAAATGGAAGGCATGACTACATTTGAAGATGCTAGTAAAAAATTGCATAACAATATTAAACGATATTCAAGAGATGGAAAATGGTCAAGTAGATATAAAATGACACGTTCGCGAAGCGATAAAAATAAAATTAGTAGAGAAATTAGTACTATGCTTAAACGTCCTCCAAAATTTCCATTTATGCAAAGTTACTACAATGAGACAAAAAAAAAATACAGCGGTATAAAACGCAAATGGCGTTCAAAACTTAATAGTTACAGAGGCGATTTAAGAAATAAAAGAAATAGCTATGCGTATAAAGGACTCAGTCATGGACTCGCGGCTAGTCGGGCGAAAAATAGTAAACTAGATTATACCAGAAAAGCAAATTGTTCCGATCGTAAAAGTAGACAAAAAGTTTATAAATATAAACCATTTCCGTATTGGAGATGGAAAGAAAAAAAGACACCAAAAGTAAGATGCGGTTTTGTTGGGTCGCATAGTAATGACGAAATAATTGGATACCAATCAAAAAATTCTCTTGGTGGTTATGGATCATATGACACTGAACATATTCGCGAAGGGATTTTCTTTGGTGGAGGAATTAAAGGAAAAAGAAGACGTAGAAATTTGAAAAGAAGAACTAGAAGTTTGAAAAAATTATTCGGAAAAAGTAAGAAAAAAATCAGTAGAAGTTTGAAAAGAAGAACTAGAAGTTTGAAAAAATTATTCGGAAAAAGTAAGAAAAAAATCAGTAGAAGTAAGAAAAAAATCAGTAGAGGTTTGAAAAAATTATTCGGAAAAAGTAAGAAAAAAATCAGTCGCACTATACGTAGAAAAATTGGACCAAAAATTAATAAATCACGCACTGCGCGCCACCAGAGATATCATAAAAATAAATATAATGATTATAACAATGGAGTAATAAATTCAGAAAACAAACGCAAACGTTACACAGGATATAAAAACAATGCCAGAAATGACTACTATAAGTATAGAAACCGTTTAAATCGTTCTTATCAGGGTTTTACAAATAAGAGAGAAGGGTTTGATAATAACGTTGTTGGGTGTAATAATCAAGGTGTAGATGCCAATTTTGAGATTAGTCATGATAATAGTATACATAATTGTGATAGTGAAAATATATATACAAAATATTCAAGTGCTGACCATAAACATACAATTCGTGTTCCTGAAAATAAGAGTTTCACTCTAGCGGATAATCTGTTAGTGTCATCAAAAATAACTCCATCGTTATTTACGAATGATCTTGGCGACTGTAATAATGGAACATATGTAATTGATCAGAAATTAGAATTAAATTATTCTATAAATCATGAAAAAGAGAATATTAATATTATTGATTTATCTATAGATAATAGTGCAAGACAAACTAAAGGAGGGTTATTAACCTATAAAAATACACCTGACAATAGTGGTCCTCATCAGTACATTATAAGTAATAAAAGTAGTAATAATGAAGAAGTGAATATTAGACTAGATGGGAATGGAAATGTTAAGATAAATAAGAGTGTTATATTTACAAATCCTCTACAGAATGACATAAAACTTCACATTAAGAAGAATGGTTATACAAGTAAAAATAACTTACAGCAATTGAAATCGGGTGATGAAATACGCAGTGAAAAGTACAGAGTAACTTTAGGAACATCATGGAACAATTCAACTTTGTTTTATAAAACTAAAAATATAACTGGAAATAATGGAGGTAAGGATTTACACAGACAATTATTCAAGTATACAGAATCTTATCATAAGAATAAGGGTTCAACCGATACGAATGTATTTATATTATATAAAATAAAAACTCACGAATTACCCAAATTATTATATGAACATAGAATTTATGCTAACATCGAAAAGACAATCATTAGTGATTGTAACACTAGTAAAGGTTCAAAGAATTTATGCTATGTTCGTGCCATTAATGATAAACTCGTCGGCGATGAAGAGTTAAATGAAACTGAAAATGTCAATTTGAAAACCGTAAATACCATTACTATGGACGAGTTTAAAACAGACACTGCATACGCAAGTAAATATATTGATAATAGTCTTATAGGAAAAGTACCTAAAAATATAAATGAAATACGAATATTCTTAATTAATTCTCTTAAGGATATACATAATAAGATATCAGCGACGATGAAAAATGGAGCAAGTGAAGGGTTCTCGGGATATAGTAATGATGCGTTTAGGGGATATTCAACAATTGAAGGTCTTACACTGGACGCCTCAGGCAACCACGATTTTGATGACAATGATGAGGATGGAATAAGAAGGAATATCACATTATTAGATGAAATGCGTAAACAGGATAATAATATTGATGCGAAAACTGTCAAAATGAAGTCTAATGCAGATGCTATAAGAAGTAAATTAACAAAATTAACTGGGTATGACGTAGCGACTAGTATTCACGGCGGAACAATAGCAGTTGATGGTGACTATAATGATGGTAATAAATATGATGCGGTTACAGGTACAGGTGCATTATTAAGGACACACGATGATTATGATGATAATAATACGTTAATACCATTTATATACGACAAATCATCAGGAGCAACCGATTTCTATAAAACTGACAGTGGTAATCTAGACCCCAAGGCAAAGATAGATGCTATAGAAGCAGATTTGAACGAGATGTTATACCAACAAAATACATTATACACAATTGGTTCTATCACATCCGCAACTTTTATAATTACTGCCATACTTTTAGCGAGAAATAGTAGTTAATTGATTTTCTGTTTTAATATGTGTATTATTTATATACATATATTATGTCCGGTTCATCAGATTCAGTATCAGAAGCAGCAGCAGCAGAAGCAGCAGCAGCAGAAGCAGCAGCAGCAGCAGCAGAAGCAGCATCAGATCCACCACCTAGTTCTATTTTATTTAACGCCCTTAAGTTTGATTTTTCAAATGATTATACAGGCAACCCACACGACATCGATCTAAGCACATTGAAAACCGAATTGAATAGTAAGGACGGTAAAGTATCAGCAGTATTAACGAAACAGAAACAGGTAAATAATATATTACAGTCTGAGATAAATAGATTGACGCAAAAAAAGACGCAACTAGATAATGCACAAAAAGGACAAATGCGCGTTCTAATGATGAACGAGAGTAATCGTAAAAGACAAGCAGAGTATATCAAATTAATTATTGCTGTCGTCTTTGTTTTTGCTTTGGTAATTATAATGCGTTATATGCGTGCTTATTTCAATGTTTTACCTGATACCGTATATACATTACTTCACATTTTACTCTTCTCGAGTGTGATCATATATTCTTTTGTTACCTACATCAATATAAATTCTCGTGAAACAACCAACTTTGACCGTTTAGATATGCCTGCACCGAATATTGAACACACGAAAGATACCAAAATACGAAACAAAGCTGCTATTGCTGGTGGTAATTTATTAGGCGTCAGTAATAGTAATCTCTGTAAGGGTGCTGCTTGTTGTACTGCGGATGCGACCGAGTGGAATTTGAAAGCGCAAAAATGTGTTGATAAATGCACAACGGGAAACACTTGGGATGCTGTTGCTAATGCTTGTGCTCCGCCTTAATAATCATTTATATTATGAAATTTATATCTAATTTCATAATATAGTAAAATGGGTTTGACTTTTTTTGATCCTTCGCACAAGGAAACCGAACACAGTGGTAATTATAATCACGGTATAGATCACGGCAAGGAAATTGGCAGAATACAAGGCAGGGTTGATCTACAAGCAGAAATTGATGAAAATAGTGAAAATAGCGAAAAGATAAAAGAATATAAGAAATCACTAACTGTTCGTCGTACAGAATTTGAAGCACTCGATTTAGAGAAAGTAAATTATATAAAAGCGTGTTTATTAGTTATTTACGGCCTATTGGTTCTCTGGTTTGCTTATATAATGTTTAAAAATAAAGATTTGAAACTGAAACAAAAGGGAATTTTAATAAGCGCAATGGTGGCATATCCATTTATAGCTCCTCCTCTACTAATATACTTATACGAAATGATAATGTATATAAAAGCATTAATGACCGGTGAAATCTATAAAAAAGCGGAACTCCAATAGTCGCATCATTTATGGTAATATTATTATACTTATAGTAATAATATAATCTACTCGTCCTCGTCGTCGTCTTCACTCTCGTCGTCGTCGTCTTCTTGCGTTTCATCGTATCTGTATTTAATGCCTGACCAAGAACCACCCTTACACTTACCGAATTTCTTATTGAGATATTCATGAACCTCCTTGATGCTTGGACCACCGCGACCATATGTACTAGAATACCATAAGTTGAACTCACTCGCCAGTTCGGTCTTGGTAAGGCGACCATCGGCGTCCTTAACAATCTTCTCGGCGATAAATTCGGCAACGTGATCCTCGCGTTGACGGTAACTATCACTTGCCTTATCCACCAAGTCACAAGGATTGACCCTACCTTCCAGTTCAAATGCCTTCTCTACAAGCATTGCCATAAATACCTCACGCCATTCGGGAAAGCGCTCTTTCAATGTAGGGTCTTTTTTGTATTGGTAAGGATTCTCGGTATCGCCCTCCTCGGGTTTATCCGTGAATCTAGACATGAAATCTGCAACGGCGATCCTGCGCCAAGTACCGTGATCCTGACTGTTGACCTTCATAAAGTTATTGGAACAGATAACAATTTTACACTGAGGTATGAATGTAATTGGTGTACTGAAGAGATTTCGACCCTTAATCGGTTCAACGCCACTGGTTAGTTCCTTCATCGCACCGTCATTGATGCGGTCGTCCTTAGAAGGCTCCTGCATCAGCGCCAAACGAAGACCCTTAAGTGCCACAATATCAGGAGAAGCCTGACCTTGCTTTTGCCTTGCCTGTGTAATCAATGAAAGAGGAACAATAGAACTATAATCACCCAAACACTGAGAAAGAAGGTCAGTCAATACAGACTTACCGTTCTCTCCCCCACCAATATACATATGGAGTTTCTGATTGAGATTAACGCCGATCAAAATAGAAGCGAAATGCTCCCACATATAATTACGTAACTTCTCAAGCGGGAACAACTTCGCCATGAAATCATTAATCTCCTTTATCACCTTTCCGTCGCGCTTTCTATCCAGAGGCACATAATTGATGTTGGTGCTTTTTTCCAGATAATCTTCGGCGCGACCTGCGCGAAATACCTTATCTTTGAAATCAATTACGCCGTTGTTAAAACACATCAAATACGGTTTACTGTCTAGAAGATCAATGAACTTGGTGTTTGCGTCATAGAACAATTCGCGCGCCTCCTTCAAAATGTGATCTTTATGTGTAGTGCTTGCCAGATGCGTGAGAATATCCATCAACTTATTCGAGAGTGTCTCCCACATCTTCAACTTATCTTCGGGTAGGTTACCCTGACACAGTATCTTAGAAACATCATCTGCCTTCTTACGATATAAATCACGGAGGTCGCCGGATATACCTTTACGCAGTGTAGTTCCACACTCATCCTCAACCCACCTATGATTCGCAAACCTATACCATTTATCTGCCTTGATGCCAGCACACGCAAAATCCTGCTTATACATCATATTCAAGATCTTGGCAATATCTGTATCTCCACAACCATAATTCTTACTCTTTCCTGCATTGAATACATTCATATTACGAATGGACAAATCCAAATGATGATCGATACTGTTTTGCTGTATAATCTTGAATTTATCAGGAGCATCTTGACGCACCCAATACAATATAGAACGTTGTGTAAGACCATCTTTATTATTGTTCTCAAAATCATTCCACATCATTCGTAGATCGTCAATGCTCTCCATCTTAAATTCACTAGACTGAGCACTGAATGCCAACCAAACAATGAATAATTCTTTATTCACATTCGCCAATGCCCAACCAACACGCATCCAGTTCGAATATGAACCCGGTCCATAATAAGAGACAGGAAGTGCCATAGTGTATTCGATTGTTTCTCGCTGTTCATATTCTGTAGACTTCAAATTTTCCTTATATTGTTCAAGCGCATCCATAATATCTGCTATGCTTTTTAGTTCAATTACACTTTTAGACGTGGAACGCTTCATCTTGTTACGCTTACCACCT